AGAAAAGACAGGGGGGGTGGCCTGTTGTGCTAAAAAAACGCCCTCAGACCTGCTTCCCTTGCGTGAGTTACACCTTGCACAACAACTGACCAAGTTATCGTATGCAATAGGATCACCGCCTTTAACTATAGGAATGATGTGATCCACAGTTGTCGCTGGTTGCGAGCAATAGAAGCATGACCATTGATCCCTTTGTAACACCTCTAACCTGCGCTTCTTATATGCCCTCGTGCCACGAGGATCACCGCGCTTAGTACTCATTGCCATCCTTTAGTCTTTAGATGATGCAGTGCACCACAGTAGTTAGGATCTTCATACTCAGTCCATCCATACCTACGTCCTACATAGTGATAGTACATCCAAAACTGTGTGATAGCACTACTTCTCTTTAGGCTCTCAGTTTTCATCTGATAGAGCCCATATACTCTCTTAGTGCCGCTTAGATTACCAATGGCTTTGTAATTCCAGCGACTCTCTCGATAGACGATCTCATGATGACATTTCTCTTGCTTCTCTGTTAGTTGGTAATCAGCTAATTGTTTAGCGTACTTGATCTCTTTAGTGGCATCTATTGATCCCTGAGATACAGGGGCTATGCTCATGAATAGAGCTGTCCCAATAACGAAGGCGACCACTCGCGCTCTGCCCTTACGGGCGCGTGCTGAGCCCCTGAAGGGCTCTCGCCTGAGAGTAACACGGCTGTCAAGAGGATGAATCATATTAAACTACCCCAATTCGGACATTGATAGAGTGTGAAGTACATCACACTTATCTATTATCGGTTGAATAGAATCCACTTCCCTTAAAGCTGACACCTACGCTTGAATAGACCTTATGCATAGGTGAATGACAGAATGGACACTCTAGGTCATGAGGCTCTGTAATGCTTAGCCATTCTTCTATGCGTGCATTGCTTTCGCACTTCTCATTGTCACACTCAAACTCATAAGTTGGCATCGGGATCAACCTCACACGTCCTGCATAGCGGTGTGAACGCCCATGCGCCGCACATCTTGCATCTTTGTGGCTCTAGTGTAGCAAGATCACCCGTGAAATCCCCGTAACCTGACTTGAGCAATAGATCGACCAAATCACCAAGCCGCATGAAGGCCAAATAGTCTTGTGGACTACTTTCTCCTTGACCATTTAAGCGACACACCACGATGGGCAAGTCTTGGGACTTGCTAGCTCTTTTGGTGACTTGATCGATCCACGCCTTAGGCTGGAACGCCGATCTAGCCTTGACTTCCATGTCGAACGGGACATGTGTTATATCTTTTCCAGCCCCTCTACCGATGTCTGCATGTGGCCACCACTCCGAAAGGTAACGTGCGACCACACGCTCGGTCGAGAATCCTCTGTATTTACGGCTTTGTGAGGCCATTGACCGCGTGACACTTTCTGCATGACCACGCCTTATTAGTAAGATTCACTTTGATCTCTGACATGGGTATCGAGTCATTACATAGACAGCACCGAGTCATAAATGTGAATTCTTCTAAAATTGCCTGAACCTCTTTAGATCGTGCTATTTCATCCTCTGTTGGGAATGACTCCCACTCACCATCTTGATTCTGAAACTGTAAGCGTCCCATTAGACTCTCGCCTTCTGTCGTTGCCATGTGCCTTCTTTGTTGATCTCATACCAAATGACATCCTCACCTTTAGCGCATCGTGTCAGCTCACCTGTGACAGCATTGCGACACTTGAAATGTCCCCATGCCTTACCGGCGCCCGATTGACCAGTTTTCCAAATCATGTCGCCATGTGGGCATCTCGGAATGTCCTTCTCGGTTTGGCCGCCAATAATCTCTTTCACCGTCGCAACCGCTTCCCCCATTGTGGGCGGCATAGTCGCTGGCTTGATAGTCCATGGATCGTCCTCTTTCACTACGGGAATGTATTCGCCCGATGTCTGCGCCATCTTAGCCTTTACTTCGTCGATGCTAGCCTTGACTTCATTATGGGCTTTAACCTTTTGCATATCCTCACGCGTAGGCTTTTTGTCTGTGTCTAGCACTAGGCTTAAAGCTCTACCTACTGCGCTAGTGACTGTATCTTCGACGTAGAACTTACGCATTGATTGAGGATAAGTCGCAGCTATACCAAAAGCATAATCTACGCCTGCAGGTTGCGCGTCCTCGTGCTCACGATAGACCTCAGCCTTAGCCAATACTTCACCCTTAACATTGTCCAGGGAAACTACCTCGGTGACAATCCTGCCACCTAAATGAAGCTTTTGAAATCTTGCTACTCGGTCACTTACTGTCTCATAATCTTCTAGATTAAACATAAAGCTCATTCTCCTCTGTGTGTAGTTGCCCTGCTATTGCAAGATAGGCAGCAGCGTCGATGTATGTATCGACTTTCGCAGACTCCATGCTTCGTGCGAGCTTGACCAATGCCATGCATGATGCCACTTGATAGTCAGTAACAGGCATTTGCAAGAATGCTGACCATAGGCATGCGGTTCGGGACATATTGTCCGACGGGTGTCCGTAGTCCATTCCACGATCTTGAATTGTTGCCTTTGCTTCGTTGAGGAAATCACTTGCTTTCACACTTTAACCCTTTCTTTAGATGCGTAGTAATCTCTTACAGCTTTACGCCCTTTAAGATAACCAACGCGAATGCCGACCATTCGGCCTAAGTGGAACCATAGTGCAGATATGGCGATAATTGCCACTAAATCCTGCAATGCTGAATCAAACATCAAGCACCCAGGAATTCGCGGTACTTGCTTTTAGCAGATTCTAAATCTGTAGCTGATGTCATGGCTGAGAAATACTTGCCATCCTTGCGAGAGATAACCCACTCGCTCTTGCCGCCGCGATAAGTAAAATACTGGATACGATACTGCTGATCTAAGCTAATCCATTCGCTGCGGTTGATCTGAAATAGTGCCATTTTTTTGCCCTTTTCTATGAACGCCCTTCGTTCATAAGACAATCATGGCAGATCGCTAGCCTAGGTCAAGGATATTTAGATAACGAAATGGTAACGATTCTGCATCGTCTATGTGGTCATCGATCGACCTGTCTAGATCGTTATCTAGGTCGTCCATAGCGCTTGCCTGAGACTACGAATGTCCCATCCTTCTCGATGTAGATAAGATCGACTTGGACGTTCTTTCCGTCCACATACATGATGGCGAAGGCCTGTTGCCAGTTGGCAGACCCTTTCGTATAACTGGCCTTGCTAAAGTCCATTAAATGACCTACTTCTACGCCATGCAAGACACGGCCTATACGGCCCCCTGAGGCCTCTGAGAAGGACGAACGCCCTGCCCTGTGGGTATGACCCGAGATGACGCTCTTGCCGTGTCTACGGGCCGCTTCAAGGGCTGAGAGACCCCCTTGTGACTTGATAGGGGTATGATCCCCATGAACTGCAATCCAGTTAGGCGCGATGTTATATGGCTTCTTATGAAAGGTAATCCCAAGCTCATCAAATCTCATAAACTTCTCAAAGCGTAACTCGGGCAAAGATAGGAATGAGGGAATCTTTCTCATGATCTGATTGTAAAGGCGATCAGTATGATTCGACCTTATGGTCTGCGTGACCTGTAAGTCGTAAAGGACTTGAACAGCTTCATCGCGATCATCTCCAAGAGTCTGTTCATAGGCCTCGGGAGTCCCTTCTGACCATTTGCTGATCGTATTGAAATCAATTTCATCGCCGATGGTTACTACCTCGTGCGGCTTGAACTTACTGATAAAGCTGGCTAGATTCTTAACTGCGTGTCTATCGTGGAAGGGAACCTGTAGGTCGCTCACTATGACAATGCGCTTCATTAATCCTCGTCGTCGTCCTCGTAGGGTATGCGATCCACTCGGTCAGGGATCGATGGCAAGATCCAGTCAGGATAGGCATCTTTGTCGCTAATGAGTGCAAGTGAGATATCGACTGCAAAACCTGCACGCCGAAGCGCACGATACATCTCATGCAGACTAATAGCCCATTGATCGAGAGCGTTATAAGTGTCTAGGTCGATGACCTTTTTCTTAGCCATGTAAAAATTATCGCTCTAAGAGTATGTTATAGATCTCATCGACACGCGAGTTGAGGCGCTTAATCTCAGACAGTAGATGCGTGATCACATAACCTGCAAGCCCACCGATCACGGCAAGGCTGGCAAAGTAAAGGGTGAAGAAGTTTTCCTGGGTCACTTTTTATTCACGCCAAATGATGCGTCATTAGGATTAAGCCACCGCAAGATGACGGGTGCTAGTGCTGCGCCACCGGCCATTGCTAAAGTCTTAGGGTCAGTTACGCCTGCCATGTATAGCGCTAACGCAGCTGCTAAGAATGATCGTGCCCATGACGCTGCGAGTGACTTTGCTTGTTCCATTATTTGCCTCCTAGTACTT